GCTAGCAAATTGTCGAAGTGGAGTTCGCACTCCTGCCATGATAGGTGTGGGAATGTTGAGTCTGTGTCTGGAGATTGCATCATAGTACCTCTTTACATATGACATCTTTTTATCTTTTGGATACTCTGCAAAAATTGTCAGAGCAATCATCATATACATGAACTGAGGTGTCTCATAGACAGATCCACTGCTTCTGTCCTGGACTAGGTATTTATCCACAACTTGACGCAATCCAGCATATGTAAAAAGAAAATCACGATCATGATCTATGAAAGAGTTTGCTTTTTGAATCTCCTCTTTTGAATATTTGGAGTAAATTTCTGGATCATATACTTCCTTACCAACACAATCATTGATATGCTTTTCAAGTGTTGGCATTTCCCTCATTCTACCAAACAACTGCTTTCTAAGTGAAAAAAGTAATAGTCTAGCAGCTGCAAATTGGTAGTTAGGATTCTCCAAATCAATGAGATCACTAGCACTTTTAATCAAGATTTCTTGAATTTCAGCAGTAGAAATTCCATCATAAAATTGAATTCCAGAGGTCATTTCAACTTGACTAGCAGAGACCCCTGAAAGACCCTGACATGCCTCATCAACCATCAAATGCATCTTGTCTAGGTCAAGAGGTTCAATTTTACCACTTCTCTTAACCACTTTAATTCCATTACTCATATCTTTTTCCAGGTGTTAAATTTAAGTTTTGCTTGTAAACCACTATATGTGTTTGATTCTACTAGATTTTGAACATCATGTCCAGCAAGGACCATATCATTGATGTCCTTTTCTGCAACATTTGATGGCCATATAACTACCTTTTCTCCTCTATCAATTGTGTTCCTGATACGATTTGTGATTTCTCTGCTTCTTGGTTCATTATCAAATACCCAGCAGCAATCGCTAATCCCCCAATCACGCTGAACAAGATCAGCTCCACACATAGCAATCGCATTGCGAATGAACGTGCTGTCAAATGGTCCTTCTGTAATGTAGACTGTTGATTCTTTGTCCACTGTGTCCAATCCGTATATCTTTGGGGCATCTTCCTCTAACATGATGGTTAAGTATTTAACAGGGTTATTAGAGAGTGCTCTTCCCTGTACTCCAATAAGTTTGCTATCCCTAACAAGTGGAATAACAATTCTAGCTTCACCAAATTTAGTGTTTTCAAATGAATGAGGTTTGATTGAATTAGCAAATTCTTGAAAGTTTTCACTATAAAAAAACTTCCCATCAAAAATTGCCCTTGAGTGCAAGTATGCCTTTGACTGACATACATCATATGCTGAAGGGAGATCAATCATTGATTTTTTAAACACAGGTTTTTGTGAAAGTTTTTTAAAAATATCTTCTGGTTCTTCTACTGCAAAATTTTTACCTGTATGACCTTCTTTAAATTTTTCAAAAACATATTGTTTATATGTGACTGGATCAATCTGCTTCAAGAAATTATTGAAGGACATATTGACGCCACAATTATGGCACTTATAGTTGGTATTATTTTTTACTTCGTAAAAATATCCTCTAGCCTTGTTCTTGTTCTTCTTTGAATCACCACAAATTGGGCATCTACAATTAAAAAGATTGTTTTTTACCTTCTTAAATTTGAGCAGTTTGGAAGAAATCAAATTGATGTATTTAACATCAATGTAATCCATACTCAGTCACCATAACTTTGACTTATTGTACTTGATTCTACTGGTGTTGTCAATCTAAATGGTGTTTGAGTCATTAGAAAAGTAACTAAAGATAATGCACCCATAGCCATCCACACTTTCATCTCTAGTCCACGTATTCTTGACAACACACGGTCATGATCTGAGTCCATTTTATCACGGAGTTTGTCAATCTTTGCAAATAAAACAGTGTCAACTTCTTCTTGTTTGGTAATTCTTTCCTCATGAACTGCAAGCATTCTACTTACAGTTGTATTTACCTCACTCAGTTTTTCAATAGCTGCATCAATTCTAAGGACAATTGGTTTAAGGTCCTCTATCTTTTGTTCAATTAGAGCAACCTTTACCTGATCATCCATTTTTCCAGAGTTTCCTTATTCCTTTCTGATAGATGTATCTTTTCTTTTTTCTTCTTACAGGAGGATCATCCCCTGCCTCTACAGTTCCTGCAATCTTGCCTCCACCAACATTATTAGTTGGTCCCACAACAGCAGCATCCTCTCTCAATGACCTAATAATGCCTATAATTCTGTTTAATTTACTGTTTTCCATCAGTGATCTTTTCCAATTGTTGTAAACAATCATCATCTAGATCAATTTCATGAAGATAAGATTTTGGATATTCAGGCAATCTATTTAAAAAAATAATAAAAGTTTTTAAAACAGTCCAAAGATCCCTTTCAATTTTGAAAAATAACATTGGAGTTGCTGCTTCACCAAAAACATTGTATAGAATAATAAAGTGATTAATTAAAAGATGAGATTTTAGTTCACCACTATTTTTATATCTTTTCAACAATCTTTTGACATACTTAAAATGATTTAAGTCTTTTTCAAAATCCTCACGCGTTACCGCGTGAGGATTATTATAGTTCTTAATGGCAAAGATAAGGAAATTATCCTCATTCAATTCAGAAATTAACATTTATCATGAAGTAGGATCAGTGTCATAGATAGGAACATTACCAGTGGTAATTCCAGAGGCTGCTACAAGAACCTCTCCCTTAACTCTTAAGTTGCCATGGTTGTCAATGTGAGTTTGAACTCCAACCCAACCAGAGTGAGCAACAGCAAATTGTGAACCCTGTGCTGCTGCTGCATTTGCATCAGATACACCATAGGTATACTTGTCATACCCTGAACTGAATCTACCAAAACTGATTGGATCTCCTTGGGAAAGAGCATTTTCAATGGTTGATCCAAGACTTACAAAGTATGCATCACTAAGAAGGATAACAGAACCAATACCAACTTCCTCTACTAATGCATTAGTAAATGTTACTGATGTGGAAGATGTGGATACAACTTTACCCAAGTCATAGTTTTCAATACCAAATGAACCAGAGGAGAACTCAGCTCCAATAGCAGGGGTCAATGTAGTGTCAAAGAACACTGTTAAGAATCCAACTGGAGAAATATTGTCTGCTGCAATTGTGGCAGTTCCAAATCCCAAGATTGGAATATTCTTAGATGAACCATCCTTAAACAAATCACCAACTACAAGTGGTCCATTTGGTGGAATCAGGTCTGCAGCAAATGTTGACAGGATGCTTGACCCTGCAGCAACACCACCAGATGCCTCAACATGTGTTGTGATGAGAGTCTTGAATGAAGGTGCCTCTTTATTAACAAAAGAACTCTCACTATAAGATCTATCAAGAACAGTAGACTTAGGCAAAGTGCTAACTTGATATTCAACACCTGCAATTGCAGCACCAGAGAGACCCATTGTGCTTCCAATGGTGCATTGTTGAGTGCTTGCAATACTAATAATTACAGCATCACCAAAATATGTACCATCTCTTTCTCCAAATCTAATGACATCACCAACATGTGGTTCAGTGTGTGCAGCACCAGCAGATCCAGAACCAAAAGTTGTACCTGAACCAGTGACTACACCAGTATCATAGTCAAGCGATACTGTTCCTGCAGATCCTACATTGTCTTGATTACCCCAAAGTGCCATGTCCTGTGCCCTACGTGATTTATATGCTATAAGATATTTATAAAATCACTCAGTGTCAGTCTCTCTATTTTGAATGGCTTTTGTGACTACTTCAAGCAATTGATCATCCATATCTGTCTTAGTCAACTTAACTGCTTTAGCAAGAATAACAAGACAAATCTCAACCATTTTCTCACCAAGTTCCTCATTTTCTGGAATTTGAGCAACAGCATCTTTAATGATTTTTGAAGCTAGTGGAAGTAAAAAAGCAAGCATAATTTTTAAGCATCTAGAGTATATAGCGCTTACTCTTTATTTGAAACATACCTTCCTAAATTTTTGTCATAACGTTTGACTTCACCAGGTCTAAGTCTATTCTTTGCTTCTTTTGCTTTACTATAGAACTTACCAAACTTCATCTTTTGGTCTGCCTTAGCAAACTGTTTTTTCTCTTTATCATACCTATCATACTTAGTTTCTTCACCCATCCCACCATTACCATTGCCACCATTTCCATTACCACCATTACCATTGCCACCATTTCCATTCCCATTTCCATTCCCATTCTTCTTTCCATTCTCATCATCAACTGAGTGTCCATTCTCTTTACGAAGATATCCTGCACGACCAACCATCTTAAATCCTTTAGGGATTGGTTTGCACTTTTTGTCAGTGTAACAGTAATATTTTCCCTCTGGACAACGCCCATTAGATTCTTCTACCTTATCAGGCAATCTTTTATGCTTAGTTGATGCAAAATCTCTTGCATCTTTCTTTTTCATAGATGCTGCTGCCTTAGCAACTTCAGGTGATGGGTTGGTCATCTCACCTTTCTTGGTGGCATAGACCATACCCATGAACCTCTGTTGTGCTTTAGATACTGCAGGCATCAGTCTGCTCTGGTGGCACCACCAGGACCCTTACGAGGAGAGGCATATGCATCTGCCATCTTCTGTGCATCTGTTCTGGTGTCCTTTTTAGGAGCAACTTTAGGAATACCAGCAACTGCTTTTTTATTTGCTGCTTTCTTCTGCTCAGGAGTCATTCTATTATACTTCTGAGAAATTTTCATCTGATCATCAACAGATAATTCCTCTTTCATCTTTGCTTTTCTAATTGCCTTAGTCTTGGCAAGCAATCTTGCTTTAGCAGCATCCTTTTCACTTTTAGGAATATTGAACATATCACGATCAGTCTTCAACTTTTCATCTGGTTTATCATAACCTTCCGTTCTATGTCCAGTAGGAATTCTACCTTGCATTTGAGCTTGAATTCTTTGCTTATCAAGCATTTGCTGTTTTTGCATCAATTGCTTCTTCTTCATCAATTTTTGCTTTTCAGCAGGATCAATTGCTTCCTCCTCAACTTCTGACATCTCAAGGATGGTTCCACCTAACTTTTCAATTTCTTCACCCATATTAGGGTTTATTTTAATTTTATTAGTAATTTTTTTCTCTTTGATTTTAACATCCATTTTCTTTTCACCTGGGATGTCAATTTCATAAAGATCCTCTCTCCAATTGGAGAATTTTTCAGATAGTCCAAGACTCTTCTTGATCATTTGACGCTCTTGAGCACCAATACCACCACCCTGGGATCCCATATAATCATTAAAAGCTTTGATCATATTGCCACCAATCTGTTTTGCTTTATACCTGATGGCTTTTGTTACAGATCTAACTCTACCCTTTACTTCTTCAGGAGAGTTATCTTGTTCAGAGATCATGACGCTAATTTCTTTTTTTTCTTATACTTATTTATGAAATTGTGTGCATTCTTAACACCAGTCATTCTAAAAGTATAGTCTCTTAATGAGTCTGTTCCAATCCCTCTTTGTGTTGCAGGCACTCCAGATGGTCCAGGGTAGTTGATTTTTTTCTCTTTTAAGTCTCTAATCCAGGATTTGAACATAATATTATCCTCTGTAACACAGATAAGATAGTTTGTTCCTCTCCTTACAATCTTACCAATCATACCAGTATTAAGATTTTCAACTAGTTGATCAACTTTAAAAATGTTTCCATTAACAAAATTTTCCCTTAAATTTTTCCAATCAAATTTAGGTGCAATCTCCCAAAGATTATACCCCTCAGAGACTTTCATCCTTTGTCTCATGGTTTTCATCATCAATTTAGCAGTTTTATCATCAATTATGTCTGGAATACCAGTTCTATAAGTCTCAAAATCATTCTCAGCAGCTGCTTTCCTCATCTTTGAAGCAGACATACCCTCTACCCCCTCAGAGTCTGGGTCTCTATCTCCAGCAGATACAGTCTCCACACCAGAAAAATCATAGAGTTTGCCATTATAATCTCCTGACAATTTCTCAAATTCTTTAACTCTGTCACCACCAACCACAATTTTAACACTTGAATATCCATCTTGATGAGCCTGCTTCAAAACGTCAAAAATGGTCCTAGCATTAGGATCATTTACAATACTCCCAGCATGATCTGGGAACATGGCTCTCATTACTTCTGACTTCTCATCAGGATCATATGGATTTTTCTTTGGATCTTGACTTCTAGATGGGTAAATTTTAAGATCTCCCTTTCCAGCTGACTTTCTAGCAGCATCTAATAGTTTTTGATGTCCAATTGTAGGTGGGTTGAACCTACCAAATGTGACTGTTAAAGGACCTAAATCTTCTTTTGGAGATCCATCTGCTCTAGTGGGAGGAGACATTCTCCTAGGAGTCCCATCAGCAAAAGTTCCAAATTGACTTTCTTGATTTGGTTCTTGAGTTTGTTGTTTTTGTTGTGCAGGTTGCTCTTCTTGAGCAGATGCCTCCCTTCCTGTCAACTTAACAAGTTTTCCCTTCTCAGTTTTGGCAACCATTTTGCCTTCTTTATCAAACCAATTGCCGTGACCATCCCCAGTCAGACCTAATCTTATTGCCTGATCTGAAATTCTGGAGGTTCTTGCCTCTAAAAAGAAACCTAAGAATGATTTCATCAATGAAAAATTAGTATATATTTATTTAGGTGCTGCCAAACTAAAGACATCAGACTCACTAACTGCAGCAACACCAGTCTCATCACTGAACTTTTTCAGATCATTCTTAGATGGTTCAGCAAGTCTCTTTCTTGCCATTTCATGATACTCATCAGACAAATCAAACCCAATGTAATCATGTCCAAGAAGTGTGGCAGCTAATCCTGTTGTACCTGAACCACTGTAAGGATCTAAGATAACACCAGGTTCAGACATCACTGCCTGAATACACCTTGCAGGAAGTTGAATAGGATATGGTGCTGGATGGGGGTTCTTCATCTCAGGACCAAATTTCCACACACTATTGTAATGAACAGACCTTCTAGGAAGTTTTGGGTGCTTTTTACCTTTGCACAACCAATAAATCCTCTCATCAGATTGCACAAATCTATATCCTGAAATCTCTGGACCACTACCACGATTCCAAACAATTTCTTCTCTAATATTCCACTTGGTTTTGACCAACCACTCCCAAGGAGAGGTTGCATCTCCATCAAGATACCTTACTTTATGATTGTAAAAAAGTGAACCACCCACTTTTGTTTTTTCAAAGAGTATATCAAGTAATTCAATTTGCTGCTCTTGATACTGTTCTTCAGGAAGTGTATCATCAAAAGCAGCATATTCAATTTTACGAAACAGTCCTCCACCAATTCCACCCTTGTTATAAGGAGGAGAGGTTACTGTACAATCAATACTATTGTCTTCAAGACCCTTTGCCAAACTAATACAGTCACCAGTCCTAAGGTCAATCATAGTCATGCTCTTACATGGGAATATTATATCAGAAACTCATCTGAATGCCAAGCTTTTCAGGTTTGACTCTGGTAGGAGAAGATGTCATATTCCCATTTGCATCAGTTCCAAAAGGACCTGCTCTTCCCTTTCCTGTGATACTTGCTCCCTTCACAGCACTTTTAAATTTTGGTGTTGCTTTTCCACCTGCACCAACTTTCAAACTAAAAGCAAATAATTTCTTTGTAGTGTAATATAAATTAGTAAACTCTATTAAGGCAGCGTTCCACCCATTTGATTTTGACCAGTTTTCAATTTGTTTCTCCAAAGCATTTCCATACATCATTATGATATTATCTGGGACATCAACATTACCACCAGGTCTTAAAATTGTGTCCTGCTCCTTTTTATTACCCAACAACTCCTTCAATACACCATTTGTGCCAGTTGTGCCATATATTGCAGTATAAGCACCTCTCTTAGTAGGTGTTTCATCTAAAACTTTAAAAAGTTGAAAAAGAATTTTTAATTTTCTATTTGTAGATTTAGAAACTAATTTAGCAAACTCAGTATCATTTACAATGTCACCAGGTTTAAGTGTGTTTGTTTTTCCTGTTGGCATCTTAACAGTGATCTCAGTGCCATTTACAGTAAAATCATATCCACTTTCATTCTTACTAGTAGGAACCCCCACTGAAGAATTCATGGTAAATGGTGTATTTCCTTTATACTCATTACTTTCAACAATAGCAATGGGACCAACTGCCTCAGCAAAATATTTTTCAATCTCAGAAAAAGAATTTTTACTATCACTTATAGTTGGTGTCTTCAAAAGAGTTTGTTTTAATTCATTAAAACCAGTAAATGCTTTTCCAGTGCCAGCATTTTGCACAAGAAAAATTAAATAATTTGCATACTCAGGATGGACCATATCAAACTCTTTCTTCTTAGAGTTGATGCCATCAATTAATGCAGACTTGTATACTCTTATATTAGAATATTTCCCACCAAGTCCTAACTCAGTGGGTTTAAGACCAGGACTTTTAACACCTGCCATAGGTCAAAGTGATGCAATAATTTTCAGAATTTCAGTCTCAGAAAACTTACCAGATGACTCTAGTTGCTCTTTCATGCCTTTCTTCTTCTTGTCAGAAAGTGCTTTTTTCATTGATTCTTTTTCATCACCATCACCATCAAAGTCAAGGTAGTCAGGCTTAGAACCTTTTTTCTCAGAAACAAACTCTTCTTTCTTAAGGTTTGCCTTACGATACATCAAATCTGCTTTGGTTCCAGCATCCATTTTACCCTGAGACTTGGGTTTGGTCTTGCCACCTACATCAGGTTGCATACCAGGGTTTGCTGCCTTGACTCTACGACCATGGGTGTATTCAGCACCACTCATCTTGGAGTCACCAGACACCATCTTGCCACCAGGAGAACGTGAGTCAGCATACTGCTTATCAGTCTGACCATGCTTACCCTTGTAGAGTTCTTCTACATTCTCAACTTCTTCCATTTTGGCACCTGACTTATGTCTGGTTGTGCCTGCAGAATCAACATATGTTTCTCTCTCCTTTCTAGGAGATACATAACCAACTCCAGGAACTACACCAGTCTTTCCTGCTGCACGAGCAGCATTTCTATCTGCTGCTCTTTGTGCTGCTCTCTTACGATTTCTATCATAAGAGGACATTGCTTCTTCAACCTCAACTTCCTCTTTTTTGTACTGAGGATGGTCATCCATCTTCATGCCACGCTTTTTCTCAAGACGTGCCTTTCTTTCAGCAGTTCCCTTTTCAGGGTCCATGTCACGAATACCCTCAACCATTTGAAGGAGTCCTGACTTTACATTAATTTTTTCTTGAGCAACTACTCTTTCATGGAGTTTTTTTGCTCTCTTATCCTGACCCATTCTTTCAGACCAGGACTCTTGATGTGCCTTATTTCTTCTATACTTGGCAAACTCTTCCAATCTTGTATCTGCAGATTTAGAAAGAATTAAATCAAAGGTCTCAAGAAATGCCTCTATGATTCTATCTACTTTCTGTTCTCTACCAACATTATTTGACTCAGGGATGAGTGTCTCAATGATATTAACACACTCAGAAAGTGTGTTTGTTTTTAACATTGATTCAATTACATCTTCAGAGATGTCAACAAGATCTGCATGAGTCAGTGAAGACAGGGACATCTCACTGATAGGATCTTTCTTTGATAAGAACTCTTCTCTTGATTCATTATTATGGACAGCATTATAAGCTTCCATAAAATTACGCATTTCTGCTGACATCTCTGATTACACTAATTCCTTTCTTTATTTATGAAGCAGGGAATCTAAACATCACACACATCCCTCATGACATTATCCTCTGGTTCTAAATTTCCATTGTGAACCTTTTCCTTATTTTTTTTATTAAATCCAAAAGGTGCAAGACTTCCTTTATCAAAAGAACGTCTTTTGTGTGCCATCTGACAAACAGTTTCCAATACCTTCAGTGTATCCTCTACTGCACAGTTTTCTGGCATATTACGATGGACAATATCAAAGAGTGGGAAGAACTCTTTTGCTGCATCATTCACCTCTTCAGGTGTTAGTGGGTCATACTCCTTCATGGTCATGGTCCTTTGGTAAGTTTGCTTCAATCTGTTCATCCATTTGTCTGATGAAATTACGAATGATTACTGTTCTTTGTGATGGATATTCGTAACTATCTTTTTTTGTATGTAGAAACAAATATTCTCTTACAAGTGCAGCATCATGAATATTTACTTTTAAATCAATGTTAATATCGCAACTCATAGGTCTTCCTCCTTTGTATTTTCAGATTGTTGCATGTCAAATTCTCTACCAATTTCAATATCTAATTCATTACTTATTTGTCTGATAATTTTAATTTTATCACAAGTAAAGAATTCAGGATGGTCTTTTGTATACATGAAAAGAGCATGACGTAGAACAACTGCATCATGCATATTCAATTCAAGATTAATCACCCTTCACCTGCCTCATTGTCATCACCAGTGTAAGGTTGAAAACCTACATCAGGTGGGGGATTGTTTTCATAAGTATTGAGAAGTGCTTCTCCTTCACTTTCAAACAAACTCTTAAACCAGTTTTTAAGAGAATACCAAGCGGACCATTGTTTTTCGTAGTTGTTACTCATACATCACCCTCCTTACGATTTTCTGAATAATGGACATCAAAATTACCACCAGGATAACGAGACTTCAGTTTCTCAACATTCATCTCAATAATTTCATCAATAGTAGTATCAAGACCCATACATGCTTGAGCAACATACCACATGATGTCACCCAATTCACGTTTCAGGTGAAACAAGTTTTCCTCATTAACAGGTTTACCTTGAAAGATAATCTTCTTGACTACTTCAGTAAACTCACCTGCCTCTGCACACATACCTACAGATGCAGTAAGCAATCGCTCGGAAGGAAATCCCTGTCCTTCAAGTTCTTGTACGCGATATACAAAAGCTTCGTGATCTTTACTCTGTTGTGAGGTAACACCATTTACAAATTCAAGATAGCGTTCAGTATTTACAGTCATTTTAGATTAATAGGTTGTAAGTCAGATTCAGGTAAGATTTGTTGCATTGGAAGTTCCTGGTCTTTTATTCTAACACATGGAACATCAACTGTTGTAGGTAGTGGTGGAAATACCTGAGTCACCATTGCATCTGGATACATATCCAGAATTCTTTCAACATCTTTGAGTGTTCCACAATGAACTTTTTCAAGTTTATTGGGATGGTTTACAAATTTAACCTCAAAGAAATGAGGGAGTTCTGTTTTAGCAAGGAAATTTTTTGTCTTTTGTAATCTTTTGGTGGTGAGTCCCATGTTAGAATTTGAACCCCTCAAATGATTTTTTAGGTTTCTCTTCATAAGTATACTCTTCTTCTTTACCACTGTCAACAATATCATTTTGTGCTGACTGCTCACAATCATATAGTCTCATCTTGGCACGATCAATACCAACTATAAATCTTTTGAATATTGTTGGATCATTGTACCTGTTCTTCAACTGCTTCACCATAATTTGTCCCAACTCTTCAAGCTCTTCTGTAGAAATAAGGGCAAACATAAGATCAGCAGTAGCAGGGAGACCAAAGGACTCAGAGGTATCAGTAAGCTCAACATCACTGCTACCATAACCAGAACGAGTGGTCTGCGTGGCAGAAACGATAGGGACGTTTGCTTCAACAGCCAACCCTCTAAGCTCTTCTGCAATTGCTTTAATATAGCTATATGAATTGACAGAAAGATTTCCGCGATACCTTGAGGAAGCACATATATTAAGGTAATCAACGAAAATAATATCAGGTCTAAATGACTTCTTAAGTGCAAGTTCATTAAG